TTCTGTATGTGCTTTTCGTTGCTCACCTCATGTATTTTCGTTCGATAACCATCATCTTGGTCAACATATTGGATTTGATATTGATTGAATTGATCTGTTCTTGGTGATCGTGCGTATTCAAACACCCCATCTACAACATTTGAGTTATTGTAAACGGCGGATACGTCGCTTTTTCTGTCGTAATAAACCGTGAAACGATCATTTGCAAATGATGGCAACCCCCTAAATATTGAACAAATATCAAATAATACAGTGCGTGCACTGTTGCCAAATACAGCGGCATTGCAAACGAATCTTGGTTCTTTTCCCCCATTGCCGTCATCGATCATTCCATCACAATACTTTGATAGCTCGTAAAGCTTATCTATGTCGATACTGTAGTTCTTGAATCGCGCGCCAAAACCATCCACCTCATCAGTTAAAATGTCATACAAGACCCATGCTGGATTGTTCGAGTATGCAGGCTTAAACAATCTATCCCACATTCCGCTATATGTTCTCGTCTCAGGATCGTAATTTGATGGCACCTTGATGACACATCCTTTTACACCATACGTCACAACTGGGTTGGCGCTGCCAAATTGCTCTGAATCTACCTCGATCCCAACAATTGCGCACTTCGGGTATCGAAACTTTGCATCAATTGATTCAACGTAGCTAAAAAAGAACGTCGAGTTTCTGAGCATGTCATCATTAGAATCCTCGGTCAGTCGTATGCATTTAATGTCAAATGGCGCTGGCGGCAGATCATCAAACACAAAGTCGAGTCTAAATGGTTTTGATCCCTTTTCATTCAAGTGCATATGCTTTGATGCATAGACCTGTGTATTTTTTATGATCTGGATCGACATATCAACAGATGTGGCAAGCTGATCACCCTCATTAGTGTTTCTTGATAGCGCATCAACACCAACAGTAACGCGCACACTTGTCACCTGTGGATTCACAACAGTGCGTGTGATCGGTATATTTCTCTTTACCTGTGCTGATACGGTCACTGTATTTTCAGATGATGAAAAATTTGCCAAATAATCCTGATCGTTATGCCCGGCCAAATACTCAAGTCGTATGCCACTATGATTCAGCGTGCCATCCTTATTTTGAAGCACTGTATCATTAATATAGATAGACTTTAATGCATCGCCATTCATCCACCCACTAATAAGACCAGATGAAACGAGATCTATTTTCTTCAGCTTTTGAAAGCTATTGAGTGTATTTTTATCAATTCTTGGTGTGCGCTGGCCGCCGCCTTTCTTACCGCCCAATTTCTAACCCCATTTAGCAACAATTACGGTCGCCGCAGATTTCACTGAATCCGCGCCCCTGTCAATATTATATCTTTTACCGTCTGGATCCGTTGCCGGAATCAGCTCTATTGACTTTCTTTCATATTCAGCGGTCTCAATGCTGTTGATATTGCTGCCAGAGTCAGATCTATGCGATGTGATGCCTTGCGATATTGTCAATCCACTCGTCACAATCTCACCATAAACTCGCATGACCTGCTTTCCCTGCCCGATCATGCCATTAAGATTACTGAACCCAGATGACTTTGTGTCCTCCACGCCCTGATTATTTTGGTTAAACTTAGGGGCTTTGGTTAGCAGTGCCGCAGCACCGCCAATCATCAATCCAATACCGGCCTGAATGAATGGCGTACCCCATCCGCCCATTACGTTACCGATGATTCCCACGACAACTAGAACGGCACCCGCGATAATCTGCCCCCACTTGCCGGCGCCTTTTATTGCCGGCGTGATGGAGATGACGCACTTATCAGAATTAAGCGATGCAATGTCTTTATATTGTTCTTCCGACACATCAACGCCATTGATTTTTAGATTATAAAACCCTTCTTTTAGTCTGTTTTTTAATCCATCGATCTGGCAGCATAGGGATTTTATTACATCATTAGCAGTATCGGCATGCATCACAAAGCCTGTCCCATACTTTCTGAGATCCCCGTTCATCTTCACTGTTACGATTGCCATATATCTGATGCTCCAATATCAAAAAGAACCGCTTCCATAGCCTCGCTTGATAGGTCTTTATGCCGCCATATCGAATGAGTCATTCCGCGCACAACAGACCCATATATTGATAGTCGAGAGAGTTGGCCGTATGCGTGATGCAAAACCCTTGAATCATCAATAACCATCATTAAATGATCTGGATTATGACCAGAGCTGGTCAGTAATACGCATCCCGGATGAGGATCATACACTCTTTCAAAACCAAGTAGCGGCAAACTATCAAGCAACTTATTGTTTTGGTGATCTGATTCGAGCGATCCGCGCTCAATCTTTTCAAAATTTATACCCATAAGCGCATGCGCATCTTCAATAATTGTCGCACAGTCATGATGGCCATAAATAAAATCTCTCCCGCGAAGAAGATCCATACATGAATATGTGTGCGCCTTACCATCACACACTACCATCCATGGCTTACCGGTCTTTACCTGCATAAATCTATCAGCACTTGATAGATATGGATTGCCGTCAATATGGCTGTGCACGATCATCTCAATTTTATCGTAATCAAGATCATTAATATCAAACTCGAAATTGTTCTTTTTATCTTGTGCGATATTTTGAAGCGGCACAAACTCACCATCATAGACAACGCCGCCACGCTCTTCATTTTTATCAGCACAATACTGCAGTATTTTATCAATCATCATCCACCCACCTTATCAGCCATAATGAATCCACCAAATGGCAACTGCCCGTTAATGCCAAACCTTGCCTGACACCCCAATAGCCGCTTGCTGCATTTGTCTTTTTCCATCTCATGAGGCTCAATTGCCCTGTCATTTTCATCAGCAACAGCATGGCCATCATACATGCAGCACTCACCACGATATTTATGCGGGCATACTGCTGCCAGCACAATGCGACTTGGCAACTTTGCACCATCTGTCTCACTTAGTATCGCAAGTTGAAACGTAGCCTTGTCCCTGTCGTACGATGGTGACCCGTTAATCATGTAAATTTGTGCCACATATAAATTCGGATTGGCATCAGGATTGCCGCCCTCAAAGTTTACAGCATCAAGATGACGAGAAAGCACTTGATAGCGCGTCACTTTTGCGCTCATCAGTCCATTAAATTGAGCAATGATCGCAGTGATTACGCCATTAATGTTGGCGATTGTCAGCGTTGGACGCGCACTTGGACCGTCACTTTTGCTCTCAACGCCAGAGATTGATATTGGCAAAAATGTAAACTTCTTTTTTCTCCACACAACAGGCTCATTCAGCTCATTTAATTCATTGCAGAAATAAAAATGATTGTCGCCGCCATCTTCATTGATCTGAGAAATATCCAGATCATAAAGATCGACAACGTGATCCTGCTCTGTTTCATCCAAAGCCTTCGCAACTTCATCATTAATCATCTCGGCACCTCAATCATCTTGCATACAACCTCTTTTCTATTGGCACCCTTCAGTGTCTCAATCAATTTATCATCAAATCTGACAAGCATCTTTGGACCAATAGACTCAACATCTAAATAAAATGGCGTAACAATGCCATGCTCATTAAAGAAATCAACGATCTCGTCAATCTCCTCATTGTAGCCAACAAACTTCATGCCGCTAAGCGTCTTTGTCATTCGCTGCAATGATGTGCGCTGCCTTTGCTCCATACCATCCCCAAACTTAATTACGCGCGCATTGTCCTGCCGCTCAATTGTCATATCAGGAGATGGGCACCACTTAAAAGTTTTATACATTTGAAAGCATACCTCCGTCTCTTCTTTGGTTTCCAAGCTTTCTATCAACCTGGACATTTATTCTTCTATCGATTTGACTCATTAAATCCTCTTGATCAACATCAGCTATGCCATCTTCATTGATGACAATATTTATATTAATGTCACCAGGGCGCGCAAACTCAAGATTGCCACCACCAACAATGCCGCCATCAGAATACCCGCGCAATCTAACGCGCTCAACCGCCGCCACACCACCAAACCTGGCAACGTCTCTCTGAGAGAAAACAACTTCGCCCTTATGAACAATGCCCGCAGGCTCATACTTTCCGCCATGACCAGTATAACCACCACTTGCAAAGCTACCGCCAAACGCGCTCGCGATTGATCCCCATATGCCGCCGGCGCCCTTCATGCTTTCCATTGCCTGCATCATCGCCATTTTTAACATGATCTGCGCAATCATTTTGAGTATGTTCGCTGTCATGTCTGCAAAGCTCTTCTCTGTGCCGTCAAAGAACGATATAAATGCATTTCCCAATCCATCAATCATACTAACTGTAGCGTCGGCAGTAATGTCCCTGACGTTCTTTACATTGCTTGCATACTCTTGCATGCCTTTTTGTAGACCTGCAAAGACCTGATTGCCATCCGAAAGAATCTCTTTTCGCGCAATTTCTGCGCGCGATGCCTGGTATTGCTGCTCGCTAATTAAATCCTTGCTGCGCATGCCATCAAGTATTGAATAGTACTCAGCAAAAATTTGCCTCTGCTCCTCTATTGACGCACTCATATCATCAGGATTAATGCCTTCAATGGTTCCCTGTAAAGCTTTTTGAGCAACAAGCGCCTGGTCTGCCTGCGCTGCACCGCTCTTCTGTATCACATCGAGCTGATCTTTTAGCGTTGTCAGTCTTGCTTCTTCGCTTGTCTGTAGGCTTCGGATCAATCCTTTATAATCTTCAAGCGCCTTGTTTGATTCTTTGATTGCAGCAGAGCTTTTCTTTTGCAGTTTAAGCTTATTGTCGTATGCAGTCACTTGAGCCTGAAGGGCAAGAGCCTCACTCACTTGCTCTTGAGTCGCCCCATTCTTTAGCAAATTAAATTCGAGCACCTGCGCATTTGACTTGCCCAACAATGCAACTTGTTCTCGCAGCGATACAAGCTGATCATCAACGGCTTTTTTGGCTTGCTCTGTCGCGCGCTTTTCTTTTTCAGTTGCATCAATGATGGCCTTTCTTGCGTCATATATCATATAGAGCGCTTTAAGCTTTTCAATCTCTGCCGCGCTCATATCTTCAATTAACCCAAGCTGCGCCTTTGCTTCAAATTTTGCAAACTCAGACTCTTTGCCAAGCTCCGCAATTCTCTCTCTTGTCTTTGATGCTAGGGCTTCATATGCCTTAGATGTGCTTTCGACGCTTGCAACCTGTGAGGCAGCTGCTTTTTTTTGAGTATCAGAGACCTCTTTAATGACGTTCTTTGTCTCCTCAATCTTGTTCTGATGCTCTTCGATCTTGCCATTGAGTATGTCAATGCTTAGCGCGATCTCTTCTGCGCGCTCAGTAAATATATTTGCAGATCCAAAATCCTGAAGCATCGTATAACTCTGAATTGCTTCAGAGTGTAAAACCATTTCCTTTTCGTACTTAGCGAGATTCTTTCTCATCTCATCAAGCTCGGCTTCTTGTTCTCTAAGCGCCAATCTTGATGTTGCAATCAATGCCTTTTTTTGTGCCTCAGATAACTTCTCGTAGCCATCACCCAACTCAGACAACTTGCTATTGAGTGACTCGACTGCATTTTCATGCTCACTAAAAGCACCTGACAAGAATGACATTACACCAACAAGCCCAGTGATTGCAATGCCGACAACGCCGCCCAGCGTTCGAGATGCCATAACTGTTGCACGGATCGCATATGCGAGCGCTGTGTGCGCCCTGGTTGCCTGCTCTGCGCCAAACTTTTGCGCGATCAATGACGCCGTGCTTTGCGCTGATGCGCGCATATTGTCATAAAAACCTTTCGCAGAGACTGCCAGGGCAATAACCATTCTGGTTGCCATGAAAGCCGCGAGCAACTTAGCGGCGTTTAAGAATGTTCCAAGCGCATTCTTTGCCGACTCTACCCATCGCACAATATCATCATTGGTGATTGACATCACAATGTCATGAAGCGCCGGCAGTATATCCTCTGCAAGTGATGAGGAAAGATTCAAGAACGCGCCTTTAATGTTTGCAACCTGCCCCAATACATCTGCTGACATGTTCGCAAAGTCTGTAGAGATGACAAAGCCGAGCTGCTCTGCCGCGTCTATCATCTCTTAAAACTCTTCATTTCCTTGAGAGAGCATATTTATTAATGGCATACCGCCGGTATCGAATAGATCCTTGATGATATTCATCTTCAATCCATGATCTTCGATCTTAGATAGCTCATTTGATATTGCTTTAAATTGCTCCTCAATCGGCAGCGCAATAATCTCACGCGCCTCAAGGTTCAATTTTTGGAATGCCTTAGCAGCGATACCAAAGCCATTTGCAGCCTCTCCGGCGCGGCGCTGGTATCTTTGCATTGCAACGCTAATCGTGTCAGCAGATATGCCAAACTGACTGCCAACGAATTGCATTTTTGTTAGCTCTTCAGTCGTCAATCCGATGCGGTCAGCAAAGAATTTTGCAGACTCACCGGCCTCAATCGCCCCCTGCACCCACGACTTAAACGCATTAACAGATAAACCTATACCAAGTGCGCCAAGAAGGTTTTTAAAAGTAGCCGCCGTGCCTTCCATGCTGCGCTGCATGTCCTGCATTGACTTCTTGATTTCTCGCGTTGTTTTTTCTGTTTGCCTTGATGCCTGGTCAAGCGGCTTTGTGAATGTGCCCACCTCTGCAACAAGATCAAGTACAAGAGAGCCAAG